ATTATTAAGCCCATTCAAATCTTTAATACCTAACTTAACAACTGTTGCATGAGTCCCAACACTATATGAATCTCTCAAGGATGTGTTATAAGTTGGATCAAACATCTGTTTCTCTAACATCTTACCTAATGAGCGTTTAGTTGCTAATGCATGACGGTGAACACCCTGAACAATTTGTATTTTTGTAGCTAGATTACGAGCAATATCACGTCCACGCTTCAACTTACCTCGAACCCATGAATCAGTATCAGCAATACCCCCACGATCTCTAGACGTATAGTGTTGAGTGCTAGTCATAAATTCATCTAAACCAACATAAAACGTATCCAAATCTTTAACACTAAAACCATCAACAGCTTCCGAAATCGCTTTCGTATTATAATCAATAGCAGCACCAAGATCGCCTCGATTAAGCATCACCATTGTAGCCCCAATCTTATCAGTAGCAACACCTTTAACACCACTAGTACCAAGATATGTAGCTCGAACATAAGCACCTGTTGTTTGTATTGATAGATCAAGAATAGTATCATCAAAGTCTTTTCCTAGTGTCCCTTCAACATGTTCTTGATATGCTCGTTTAGTAGCCTCGAGTTTACTAATAGCTTTATTCTCAACACCAGACTCTCTCGCTTGTTTAATCTTCCTATCAATAGTATCCCCAATATTCTCATTCTTGAATATAGCGTATTTAGCTAAATCAGCTGACACTTGACTAATCGTATTATTGACATGACTTGCGAGATCTTTCTGTTTACTGTACATCTTAAGGAAAGTCATATAGGATTCACCATCTTTAAACTTCAAATCTCGTAACAATTCAACACCAGATTTACTAACACCGCCAGCATCAATCAACGTACCTTTAGATAAAGCAGCTTTAAATAAATCCTGAAGATTAACAGTATTACCATTAGCTAATAAAGGATTAACACTAGCCTCAAAAGCTTTAGCAGCAGCATCAACATCCATACCATTATTTCTAGTTAGAGTTATAATATCTTCTCTAGATAAAGAGATATTCAACTTATCAACTCTTGTATTGAGACCAGCATTCATATATAGATCATTAATAGCTCGATAGAAATCCTCCATATATTGTTTATCATTCAGAATACGATCAGCTAAAGCATTCTCTAACTTATCATCAACCATCGTACCAGTAGTGCCATAAATCGCATCAAGATCCTTCAATCGAGCATTATCAACACCAAACCATACTCGTGCCAATCTATTACCAAAAACCTGCCTTACTGTATCAAAATTCTTAGCATCTCCACCTCGACCAAGATAAGATTTACGAGTAGGATCCGTACCTATCATATTATCTATATTATCAGCTAACTCTTTAGCACTTATGGTATTAAGATCTTTACCTAATGTACTACCAAGATTAGTTAGTGATGTGATATTAGCATTTGCTAACAATTGATTTTCTAGCGAGGTTAGAGATTTAGCTCTATTTAGATTGAGTTGATCACTAATTAATTTAGCTCGTACATTAGCTGGTTGATTAGAGAACCCTTTACCAAAAGCTTTAGCTGCATCTTTAGACGCTATCTTAAAATCACTCTCTATTTTCTTGAACTCTTGATCACTTAATGTACGCCCTAAAGCTGATTCTAAGGTTGATCGACATGGGTTAGCTGTAGCCATATGTATATAGTCTCCTTGTATTTATTAATATATTAAGATTATGTATATAAGGTATCAAGAATACTCAATACCTTAATTTATGTTTATTATGGGTTACCGAAATTAAGCGCACAAGTAGCAAAAGCCTCTAATGCATTACTATCTATCTTACCATTTAAAGCTAATAATTGTTGTATCTCAGCTTTAGATAATACTTGACCATTAATAGTAACTGTATCTGTATCCTTAAGTCCTGAATTAACTAGATTAGCTACTGCATTAGGGTCAGCTTTAGTAGGTTGATCATGTAGAGTTCTATTACCTTGTCCATCAATATATACATTACGAACACGTCCATCAGGTAATTTAGTACTAATACGAGTTAATGTACTACCATCATCAAGAGTTAACTTAGATGTCTTAGTGCCATCATCTTTAGGAGTTGTAGTATTACCATCTTTACCATTACCATCATCTTTAGATGTATTAGTACCATTACCATCATTATCTTTAGCATTACCATCTTTAGCATTACCATCTTTAGCATTACCATTACCATCTTTAGCATTACCATCTTTAGCATTACCATCATCATCTTTAGGATCACGTCCTGGTTTATTATTAGTAACATCTTGCTCATCAACAACTTTCTTACCATTAATAGTTTGATCTTTAACGGTACCTGGTGTATTAGTAATATCTTGAACTACAGTATCAGAGTCATCTTGTTTAGATTGATTCTGACTAAAACCTGTACGAGTTGATTGACCAATAGCAGCATTATGTAGTCTTAAATTAGTAGCAGTTAATGCTTTAGATAGAGCTTCTTGTTCATTATCACCTCGAGCTATATTATTTGTATATTCCTCATTAAAGATTTTAGATTGTCCTATCTTAAGATTAGCCTGATGATTATCCCAAGCATTTCTCATAATAGTTTGTACTTCAATTTGTGTTAAGGAAGGTGTCATCTTAAGAGCTTTATCTCTTATATTAAGAGCATATTGATATGATAACTCTTCATATACCTTTTGGATTGCTCGTGACTGCATTGAGATCATATCTAAATCTTTACCTGCTAATCTACCTAATTCACCTTGATATGTATTATTAGTTCTATTTACCCACTGTTTACCATTAGGTGTATCTACTAGTATACTGTTATCACCAAATAAGTCTTTAATATACCCAACAATTGAGAATGGTTTCTCAGGAATAACTAATTCAGTACGAGGAGGTGCTCCATATATAAAGACGCTATTCCCAGGTACATCAAAATCATCACCTTCTTTAAATATAGAACCATCTTTATTAGTTGATTGAGTTCTCTTAATATCGCCCTTAACAGTACTAGATAATTTAGCTTGTACATCACCAAATGAAGCAGACCAAGCTTCCTCTTCACTCATACCTTTCTTAATAGCTTCTTGATATCTCTTACGTTGTTGCTCTAACTGTCTAGCTACAGTATCAGGTGATATAGAAGCTTTATTATTACCAACATCAGAATAGTATGAAGATCCTTTCGATTTACCAGCAATATCTCTTGGTATACCAACACTAGCAAATTCTTTAGATAATCCTAATACAGCAGCTTCTTGAGATTTAGCATCACCTTTATTTGGGTTGGTAATGTATTCATACACTTTAGGTTGTTTCTTCTTCATGAGGTATTCTCTAAAGATATATTCCTGTACTTCTGGAGTGAATTTAGTATTAGGATCAAGACCTAATGCCTTAATAGCTGCCTCTAAAGTGCTAGGAACGATCTGATATTTACCGACAGCAAACAATCTATTAGGATCACCTTTAGGTAAAGCTTGTCTAGTTCTAATATCTTGAATAGTAATATTCTCATCTAGTTTTTGATTAGGACTATCACCACCCTTCCCTTTATTAAAACTATACCAACCTCCTTCACCTTTACCAATCGTATCACCAATATTATCTTCATACTTAACTTTTGGATTACTCTTAACTTGTTCAGTAACATTAGTTGTATGAGGAGGAATATAAGGTATATTAGAATTATAAGCATCATGAATACCCGCAATATCAAAATATCTCTCTCTAATAAGTTTATCACTATCAGCACTAAAATCAACAAGTCCAGTGTATCCGCCAACAATAGGATTTTCATAACGTAATAGATACGCATCTCGGTGTACTTGAGGAATCTCTAACTGATCTAGATATTTCTCATCACCTGTCTTATTAAACAAATCAATCAATCTGTTATTATTAAGGATGATGTTCATATCACTAGTTGTTAATATACCAGCAGAAGCAATATCATTATAAGAGTAATCTTTAGCTTGTTCTATTCTCTTAGTAACATCAATTATTGTAGCTACCTCAAAATCTAAAGCTTCTTGATCAGGTAGCCAATTAGGATCCTCACGTCTTGATCTCTCAAGATCAATATCTGCTTGTGTGTATGCATTAGCATTCTTATATAGTGTTGGGTTACTTTGACGTACAGCATCAATTTCAGCTTGAGTTGCTAATGGCTTATTCTTATATTGATTTATGAGAGCTTCTGTTGCTTTAAATTGTTTATATTTAGAGTATCCAACAGCACCACCAATGATAGCTCCCATACCCAAACCAATACCCCAAGCAACAGGATCAGTTGCTATCTCTTTATATTGTTCACCAGCTTTCTTATATTTATTAGCTAAATCTGGATCTTGTATTCTTAATCCTTTATCAGATACATAAGCACCAACTAAACCCAAGCTTCCTTGAGATATACCAACACCAGCAACTGCACCACCAACAACACCTAAACCTAATTTAGTTGTAGCTCGTACTGCACTAGTTAATGAAGGAGCAACAGGGATAAGAGTAGATAACCCCATACCAACACCAGTGATAAGACCAGCAGTATTAGCTGTATCTCTATCAACATCTTGCTTCATTAACTCTTGCTTTGTTTCTTGATAACTAATAGCTCCAGTCTCACCAGCTAATACAGCACCAGTAGCAGCAACCCCCAGACGACCAATACCTGAAGCAGCACTTAAACCAGGAATCCCTAAGTATTTACCTAGACCATAAGATAATGTATCCATCCATCCTGCATCTTGAGTTTCTTGTCTTGTATAAGTATCAATTTCAGCTTGAATCTCATTGCGAGACATCTCAGCACTATTCCTTAACAACTCATTATCAGTAGCAGCAGCAACACCAGTCATTGTAGCAGTAACTAATTCATTAGCTCCTGATATGACACCACCTGTTAATTTACGTGCAAATTGAGATACTTCATTAACTGGAGCATTCGCTTCAATTTGATCAGGTGTTAATCCACCCATTGGTTGGTATTTAGGGAATCTATCTTTATCTGTATAGTTAAGTGTTGTTGCTTGTACAGCTTGTTGCAGTATATTTGCCATATTGTCTAATCTCCTTTATGTTTATTTGTTAGTTACCAACATGTTTTGTACGGTATTCTCGTTCTTTAGCTAACTCTTGTGCTGTTTGATCCATTGTAGCTTTAGTTTGAGGTAGTAATTTATCTCTTAATTTTGTATTAACATTACCTTGTTGTTTCCCTGTTAAATCAATAATGAATGGTACTGGTTTTGTATGTGTCTTTGTTTTAGTTGGTGAGAGGTCATCACCTTTATCATTAGTGTATCCATATAACAATGGTCTTCCTTTAGCATCAACATACATTAAAGAACCATCTCGATTTGGTACTTCAACAAGATTATAACTTGATATATCATATGCACTAACACCAGTAAAGTTAGAGAAATTAGTAACATAAGTGTTGATCTTATCATGAGCTTGATCATTTGACATACCTAAAGGTAAACGTATCTCAGGATAACCACCTCGTTTGAAATAGTGATTACGACCAATAACAAACCCTGATTCCTTAAGTACGTCTCCATACAACATAATCTTAGCACGCTTCATCGCTGCATCATTTAGTGTTGCTTTACCAGCTGTATCTAGATTTGATAGAGTACCATTTGAAGTTGATATCACATACTTATAAGCTGATTTAAGAGCTTGTTGTTCTAATGGACTCTCATCCTTAATCGCATCTTGAAAGTCTTTACCTAGCTTCATATTAAGATCATCCCCAATCATTAAAGCTGTAGCTAAATCAACTTGTGTTTTGGGATCAACATTAGTTGCGAGATTACCATCAGCATCAAATTGAGCTGCATTATTACCTATCAATCTAGCCAACATGTTGTATTTAAGTACTTGATCTTTTGGAGCTACAGCATCAATCTGATCAAGTAAAGCTCTATTCTGATCTTTAGCACCTTTTGAATTATCCATAAATTCTCTTAGTACTTGAGTTTTATTCTCAGGTGTCGTCCACTCCATAGCTTTAATTTGGTCTAATTCAGGTTTGCTATAAGGTACACGTTTATGTCCATTAATCTCTAAAGAAGCTACAGCAGCTTTACGATCATCTAATTTTAAGTTAGTTTTATATCTATCATTATAAGTGCCAACAGGGTCAGTTTTCTCTCTTTTATCCATCTCTCTATCAATACCATCAAGAGTACTCATAACCTTATCACGCCCACCTAATGCATCTAGATGTGCTCCCTTACCTTGTTCAAAATCACGTTGAATCTGATCTCGTATCTTTTGTCTCTCATCTGGAGTACTATTTTGATAAATCTTATACATACGTTTTAACTCTTCACCTTTTTTATATAACTCTGGATTAAGTTTAGACATACTCGTACTAACTTCAGCTGATACTGGGAATATAGAGTTAACTTGATCTATATAGTCTTTAGTTGTTTTCTCACTAGCAGCTACTTGTTCTTTATTAAGAGCAGTCTGTTGAGAGGTATACAGTTTAGCATTACGATCTATCTGATCATCTATATTCTTTTTGTATGTTGATACTTGTTCAGCAGTTAAATATTTGTTGTATCCAGGATCATCCATTTCAGATCTTAATGAGACTAAAGAAGCAATACCACTCTTATATACAGCATCACCACCACCATCATATTCAAAACCTTCAATCAACTCATTATTAGTTATAGTAGATCGTTCATTATAATACTTGTATTCAAGTTCTAATTTCTTATCTGCTGGTATACGTGGATCAGCTAATAAACTAGATAAGTCAGCATCAGCCCTAGCACGATCAGGGTTTTTCTTTAATTCATTATAGGTTACTGCAAATTCTGCTATGAATTTATCATCTTGTTGCTTCTGATATGTACGAGCGAGAACATCATTTGTTGTAACTTGTTCTAATTCAACTAACTGATCAAACTTAACTGACATTGGTTTTGGTATAATAGATTGATAACGAGCACTGGTTTGTTTATCATATTTAGCCATCTCCTCTTTAGCTGTTTGGTCAGTTAGATTACCAGCTAATATTTGTTGTTGAATATCCTCTTCATACAGTTTTCTCTCCTTTAGATATTTGTTCTTCTCAATAACAAACTTAGCATTATTCATCTTTTGTACTTGTTCATCAATAGTGTTGGATAATTCAGAAATACCTTGACCAACCATAGCACCAACAGATGGACCTATATCTAATGGATTCTGAACTGGTTTTGCTGTTTGATAATCTACATAATTCCCGAGTGATATAGCCATATTTAAGTCTCCTTTGTTTTATTAGTTGTTTGTGTTGTTAGTTGAATCAAGCTGGCAAATTTGCCATCGCTTTAGTTATATCAGATCCAAGTGATAGCACACCTTGAACTAAACCACCTTTCTGTTGTTTCTTGAGTATTTCCGCTTGTTTTAAGAGTGCATTGGCTTCATTCTGAGCAGTAAAGATTTTTTCGTATGCATTCATTTCTGAGTTAAATTTGATCGTATCTTGAATTGCTTGACCTTGTAACCCTGATACTTCTAAGCCACTAGCAGCTAATTCTGATTGTGCTTTAGACTTAACACGTTCACCATCTCGTCTGATACGTTCAGCTTCTAATTTACCAAAACCAATCCTAGCTGCTGCATCTGCCTTTAATTGTCTAATATTTGATTTAGCTTGTTGATAGTTAGATATGATAGAGATTGTCTTCCCTATCATATTTGATCCTTCTTGTCCACTAATATTAGCCAATGAGGATGTGTTGTTAGTAGTAGTAGTTTGCCCACCAGTATTAGTAGTATTTAAATTAATCATCTTATCCTCCTTTAGGTAACATTGATTGAGATTCCTTTGATTGTGAAGTTGAATGGTGATAGAGATAGTATATTAAGTCTGTATGATGTTTGTTCATTATCACCACTAGTCCAATCACTTATTCTCTTATCCTCGTATATGCGTATTGAACCACTATATCCATTCTTTATTTCTGTATCTTGATTATTAATAACTAGATGAGATGTATCTTGAACACGACATACAACATCCTTGATAGCTTGAGAACCATCTATATTTGTTACTTTATTCTGGTAACGAGCCATATCAAGATTAACAGTTTGGATAGCTACAGAATACTGATAACCATATCTAGTGTTGCTGTCATACTCATCTGGATCAGTGATAATTGTTCTTGTATCTGGATTATAAGCTAACATACCTAATTCTTTATTAGCTAGTAATGACACTGTACTATCTGTATATATACTTAAATCTCTAGTTGTTAGTAAGATACGGCCATTATTAGTTAATAGATATATAGCATCTGTAGTAGCTTCAATATCAATAATATAGTTATAGTATGTGTGTTTAGATATTGACTTAATATCATTTAGTTTATCATACAACATACAGAAAACATATCCCTTATCAGTTAATAGATAAGTATAGTCATAATGCTGAACTATCTTAATAATATTCTCATTCTCAAATCTATATTGATAACTTAATACAACTGATACGAGACCATCACTATCTCTTGAGTAAACTACTGATCTTAATCTCTCGTTAGATATATAGAGAACATCCCCTTGTATTTGTACAGGTTGGCAATTAGCTGTTGGATCATATACTGATTCTTGAGCCTTCATTGTTAGAGCACTAATGAGAGTATCTGAATACACATATATAAGCGTCTTATCTGTATGGACAATAATACCATTACGCCAAGGTGTTAAGTATTTAACTACAGTTGTCAGATTAGAGTATGTGCTCACACTGAATGCATCTGAAGTAAGAGTCACACTAGATTGTAGGAAATTATTATAATCACCTATCTGACTAAAGTATATTGTGTTATCTGTACTGACTACTAGTCTTTGTTGAATCAAACAAATTGCTGTTATATTCGACTTGGCTTCATACATAATCTGATCAACATAATTAAACTCACTCTCACTAATAAACCATGAGTCTTTAATAGCTTCTAATGATACAGCTTTAACTAAGAAATCACCTCTTACTTTAGTATTGATTGAAGTTAATGTAGCAGGACCACCATCTGTATTAAGTACTTGTTTGATTAGAACAACACCTTGATTCACTCGTATATACTTACCAACATCACTTAATTCAAATATAGATTGATCATAAGGAATTGGTACTACTAAATGCCAATCGCCAGTATGTACATCAGGAGCTTTATTTAAGTTACCATTAATATCTGATTCATAGTACTTACCTTTATAGTATACTTGAGCACCAGCAGCATAATTTACTGAACTACCCCATGTAGGATAAGTTACTAGATTAAGTGTATCTCGTTGCCAATAGAAGCTATTAATCTCGAAATAGTTAACATCAACAGGTGGGATTCCTTTCGCACTTGTATATATCATCTTGAATGGTGTGATGTATCCTGCATTATTCACTAGAGCAATATCATCAAGAAAGTATGTGGTGTTCGCATCATATATCTTGTATTGTTCAGCAGTTACTAGTACATTCTCACCTTCTAATTTCTCTAACTTTAGTGAGCTTCCTGGAGTTCTAGTTCTCTCATTTGTATTACCTGTTAAAGCTGGATATTTAAATACAAAAGGTAAGAATGTATAATCATTAGTTGCTTTAAAATATTTGAGTTCGTATACACCTAGATAAGGCTGTAGAAAGAATGCTCGATCTTTAGTACTAATAAACTGAATGGTGTCTAGATCAGTGAATTGGTGAGAGAATGTTTGATTGTTAACATATATTAATTCATTATCTATATACACTAATACATCATTAAAATTGAACATACGTTTGTATGTCTTATCTTTATCTATTAATACTGTTCCCTTACGTTTCTGTAGTGATCCAGTAATGATTGGTGTGACGTTCTGAGCTACATGTAGACATGTATTAAAAGCTTCTAAGTCTGTTCTTAAACTAAGGTCTTCTGATATTAATGCACCGAGAAAGTTTGTCATGTTTACTCTCATATGTTTATCTCCCGTATAGATTAATAATTACTGTATTTGAAGTTCGTAAATTGGCTATCGTCAAAAAAGGCTTGTGATGGTACTTGTTGTGAGTCCACACTCTTCTCTTGATCAATTGTTTCTTGATATAGTTTATAGAAGTTAGTATCAGTTTGTCCTAGTATTGATTTAGATAACTTGAATGCTAATAGATAGACTAAAGCTTCAGTTAATCCAACGCTATATGTCTCCTCGTTCTTATTATCGTATATATAAGTTAGATTAGGATTAGTTACAGTTGTGGTGAGAACTCGCCCTTTTAATACATAATCTCTATCGTTATCATCAGGTTCATTACCAGTATGTACAGACAAAATACGTAAACAATCATCTGGTGTATTATAGTTATTAGTGTTAGCTAATGGTGCGCCTAAAGATACAGTTTTTGTACATGATGTGTGGGGATATTCTCTTAAGAGAGATTGACGTGTTTGATCATATATTACTTTGGCACGTTTGGCATTAATATTATTGGAGTCAATTGAATCTATTAATTCAACTCCTAGTAATACAAAAGCTTGATTGATGATATTTGTTTTATCTGTCATATTTGTCTCCTGTGTTAGTGTTTAGATAATAAAAAAGGGGAGGGAATTGATTGATCCCTCCCCTCTATGTATGTCAAGAAAGATTAGACTTTCTTAAAACAAATAGTTACGCATTTCTGTTCGTTCGCACGACCGCAACCATAACTCTCGATAGCACCAACTTGGCTAATATGATTCATATCATAACGAGTATTGATCTGTAGAGGTACGACTGTAGCTGAACCAAAACGAGCGGCTGATTTAGCATAAGCAACAGTTTTAAATTCAGTGTTATCTGCACCATCAGCTAAACCTTGATAATGAACCCAATTGAAGCCCATCCATGTGCCTTTGAGATCACCAGCTTGTAACATTTGTATAGATATGTAGTCAGCATGAGTGAGTGTGTCATCAGCTAGGATATCAGCTAACATCTTGTGGTTATAGAGGATATAGAGTTCTTCATCAACATTGTTCTCAGCAAATTTAGCACGAGCTGCAATCAGTTTGCTCTTAGTTAATCCAGTACCACCAGAAACAATATTCTGACCAACAGGTACGTTAACAGCAGCTAAAGTTGAGTCTGATTCAGATTGTTTACGTAAGACAGGACCAACTAATCCATTATAGATAATTGAGTCAATCAAACGATTACGACCAGCAACAATACTCTTCATATAAGAATCTGTTGGATCAGCTTTTAATTTAACAAGATCACGTGGCTCGATAGGTACGAACAATTGATGATCTGACATGGTAACAACACGAGTACCAGCAGTTGGGATTGCTAGAGTGGTATCACTGAAGCGAGCACCAGCAGCACTGAAGTCGATTGAACCTAAGTCATTAATGGTAAATGAGCTACCAACAACATTGCCCTCGGATTCAACTGTACCCATAAGTTTTGATTCTGTTTGTTGAGCGGCAAGTTCGTATGAATCAGCATATTGACGAACGAATGCAGCGGTAATGTGGTCTTGATTGGTAATAGGCATATTAAGTCTCCTTTATATATTAGTTTGTTTTGATATTTCTTAATAAAGAAATACATTTGTGTTTATGATGTTTTAACATAAGATGTATGTACTCTCTTATGAATATATGTATACCAATGTTAGATATACATCTTAATTGTTAAGAACTATAAATACAACTAATATTGAATTGTGTATAAGTAAGAAGGTAAGTAGCGAGCTTACCTTGAATACTTGATACGTTCTTTATTCCTTGTTTATTATTCTTAGGTTATATATGAGAACTTATCTGATCTTGTATGTACAATTAAGATAACAGGGTTCTGTCTATATAACGGATATGTTTATTTTAACTCTTTAAAGAGTGTCCTTGTGCATAAAGAGATTGTACTTGAGATACGATAGCTTTATGGTCTGGATGTCTTGAATCGCTGTATGCAGGATTCGTTACTAAATCTCGTAATGAACTAGAGTTCGCTACAACTGATGGTGCTTTATGTTCACCAAGCTGAGAACCAAATGCAGCAGCTAGTTTGATAAATGGGATGTTATTAGCTACAGCAGCAATCTCATCTTCAGAAAATCCAAGTTTAATTATAGCATCATTGGCGTAATTAACCTGTACTTCTGTATCTTTACCCCAGATACCCTCTAATTGAGTAATGGTGTTCTCATATGTTTCTTGTTCTTTATACTCTAATACTTGTTTGATCTTATCATTATAAGTATCAGTTAGAGTTTTAAAAGCTTCTTTAGATAATCCGTTTGCTTTAGCTAATTCAACTAGATCTTTATTGTTCTCTAGGTAATCTTGATCAAATTCAGTTAGATCTAACTCAACTGGTTTAGGTGCTGCATTAAGAACACCTTTACTACCAATCTTTTTCTCTAATTCTGAATATGATTTATGAAGCTTCTGTAACGTACTATCTAAATCTAAATCTGTTTCTGAACCTTCCTTATATACTTTAAATTTATCAGATACGAATGAATAATCTGGTAACTGTACTTGAGTTTCTGTATTTGTATTTGTTTGTTCAGTATTATCTAGTACTTGTGCTTCTTGTTCACTCATTAATTAGTCTCCTGTTGTATATTAGTATTTAGTATATAGAGTTTACTTGTTTCGATTCGAGCTAAGATAAAGGCTATGGTATCTATTTGACCTAATCTAAAATACGTATCATTAACATTATCTTGTTTTATCATTGGTGTATAGAACTTCTCAATCAGATCATTTAATATTAGTTGACCATCGCTGGAGTTAAATAAAGCACTGTAGTTTAAATTATCATTCATTTAGTTTGAATTCCTTGAGTTGATATCATCTCGTTATTTGCTAGTTGTTGTTCTTCCGCCACTAATTGATTAGTTGTAGCTTCTTGTTGTGCATTTATCTGAGCTTGTTGTGCTTCAGCTTTAGCTTGTCTTAATTGTGCTAGCTCATCTTTAGTTATGAGAGCTTCTGGAGTTACGGAAAGAGCATCCTGAAGTGTATACACAATATTATCCATATCTAGTACATCTAGTATATCAGGATTAACTTGAGATAACGGTAGTACTGTATTGATAAAGTTACTAAGGTTGGTTACTGATTCTAACTTAACTGATTGAGATAAAGGATTGGTAAATGTGAAGTTTAAACCTTGTCCTTTACTGATAATCTCTTGTGGTGGTTGAGGTAGGAATTGATTTCTCATTAAGAGATCAAATGTACGTTCTAGTAAACCATTAAGAAATTCAGTCTGCATTCTCACAAATATAGCTGATAATTGATTACGTATGATGTTAACTCGTGCAGATACTTCTGTAGCTGATAAAGGTGAACTATTGATTGGAGTTAATTGATCAGACATCATACCTCTCTTGATACGATTTTGATACATGGTAATAAGATCAACACCAATATTAAGATTACCGCCAACATCAATACGTTTTAGATCATCCATACTATTAGCAGGTATGATTGTTCTTGGTCTTAGTTTGATATTATTAACATTGATAACACCATCATTCTTAGCTAGCCATACACCACCTAATGCTAATTCAGCACTATTAAGTACTAATCTATTCATCTTATTAACTATACGAGAATCCTCTAATACTTGAGATACTTGACCTGTAGCATAAAGATCACTGTAGTTTTTATTGAAGCGAGCTACAACAACAGGGAATGTATTAAAACCAGATTCCTCTAATACAGTTTTATTCTTAACATCAATAATGATACTCTTAAATGGCATATTACTCTTAATGTTAACTTTGGATTTCTTGTATTCTTTATTAGGATAGATGGTATGGATTAGTTTATATTTATCTGTACTCTTAGCTCTAGTTATTGAATCATGTACTGTATCTGGATATGTATTACGAATCTGTTCAGCAGTTAACTCATATTCTCGATATACACAATCAATTAGTTGTTGGTCATTGTGAGAGTCAACATATACTGTACTAATAGGCCAGCATTTAAAGTTTAATTTGTTGTTATTAAGTTCAATATAAAGAGCACCCCAACCTGCTACAACAATATCAGTTAGGAAATCATACACTTCTGAATCGAAATTAGAATTATGAATCTGTTTGAACATAATATCTGATACTGTAGCTAACCAGCGATCACCAGCATCAATTACTGTATCATCATCACCTAAACCAATTCTCATTGTGAACCATTTGGTACTAGCTGGTACTGTACCTTGTTGTAGTGAGCTAGTTAGTAGTTGAGTACTCTCAATCAAAGTAGTATCATATAGATTCTTAAACTCTTGTTCTTTATCCACAAATAGGAATTGTTGTCTGGTTGGGCAAGCAAACTTATAACAATCAGACCAGTATGACTCATGGATCATACGATTACTTTTGAGTGTTGATAGTCGCTTAATATGTGTATTAACATCTAGCATATGTGTTGATCTCCCTTATATTTGTCTGTTAAGATTGCTAGCTACATACTTGATGACTCGCCATTTATTCTTATCAAAAGGTTGTGGTGTTGGGTTAAGTGTTTTATTAGCTTCTGCATTAGTTGTTGGATCAGCTATAGAACCTGTATTAATATTTGTTGTTGGATTAAAACTACTAGCTTGAGCTTTCTGTACTGCTGTAGCTGTTTGTGTATTGAGAGCTTCTTGAGCTAGTCGTTTCTGTTCTGCTTCTTGTTTAAGTGGATCAATGACAGTTGGTGAACTCGAACCACCAATACCTAGAGCTTTCGAAATACTCTTAAATGCTTTACGGAAAATTGAAGCCATAATTAATTTACCTCCTTATATATACTGAAACATTCAATACTAGAACCAGCAAATGGTATGGTTGGTTCGTAATGATGTTGTTTGTTTAAATTGTGTAGTTCTGTTTCTAGATCATAAATATATTCTGGATCCCCAATTATCTCATCTATAACACGATAAGCATAAGGCATTGTTACCTTATCTTTATACCTCTTTTGGATAGAACGTGAGGTAATACCAATCTTAAAGAAATGTTCGTGATCATTAAAGCACTCCAATATGTAGAGAATACCTAATCCATTATTATTCTTAATACATAAGTCTTTAAATTTTGAACGAGTCCATCCTATATTAAGTTGCCCGCATAAACGACAACCCTTACCTGCTAAATGATCGTTGGGTGTTTGGAGGAAGCTTCCGTGAGTAGGGCAATTAATGATTACTTTAGCACTAGTCTTAACATATACTGTTTCTGAATAATCATATTTGTTGTTATGGATTTGATTTGCCTTATCTATAAATACAGATTTAGCTTTAGCTTGTCTGGACTTACCTCTTAATGCATTATAACAAGCTGGACAACCTTGTTGATTACTTAAATGTGAATTGGGCTTCATATCAAATGATCCGTGAATAGGACACGTAATAATTACTTTGGTTTGAGAATTAACATAATCAACAAGTGAGTAATCGTATTTATCTCCATGTACTAATTGAGCTTTAGATACAAACTCCTCTTTTGTTAGCTTTGAAGCCATTGTTTATATTACCTCCTTATTCTTGATTGTTGTTATTATCATTTGTCTTTTTCTTTTTGTATGTACGTTTGGGTTTAATTGTTACTTGTTCTTGAACCTCATCAACAACTTTAATCTCAATACTATCTGGATTCTTTAGATACATGTGTACAATAAAAATTGGAGTCCAAAAGGTATTGGCTAGTAAATGTTTTAGTTGTTCTTTATCTATCGGATTAAAATCAGTATGAGACTCATGAAGAATCTCGTTAGTTGATTTATTGATAATTTGATATTTAGTTGTCATAGTCATCATTCTCCTCGTCCATATCATAATAAGTTATATTGCTATTTGAATAAAGTACATAATTCAAACTTATCTGTACATAAGCTCGTAATTTGGTGTATACATTATAGTTATTGATTGTTGTGTTATAAGCGAATGTATTAAGTATATTACTATCTAACTCAGAAACATGTTTACCATCAATGAACTGATTACTAACTATAGTATCATATTGTTGTTTGGTAATTGGTGTGTTGAGTTCTTTCTTTCTTTTCTCTTTATCTCTTAACTTTTGAGCTTCTTTAGCTATTAGTTTGTTCATACTCATTATTCTTCATCCTCATCATATTCTTGTTCTAATTGGTCATAATAATCAATACATTCTTGATTTGTCATAAAGTGTGTTCGTTCACATATTGCTCGTCCATTAGCATCTCGTACTGGTTGATTAAGTTGTATGATGTATTTAGGTTCATACACTATCTTATCTTTATCTTGAATGTATGCTAAAGCTTGATCTGAATCTAGAATAACAATTGAACTATCCTTATTAAGTTTGTGTTTATCTTGAATTGAGAACCAGTTGGGATATGTGTTAAGTATGTGATTAATGATATCTGATCTATCTTGATACTTGTTATAACCGATTGGTTCTTTATCTGTATATGTTGTTATATCTAAAGCATTGATATAGATATATGTTCTTTTATTAACTAGAGTTTTAGCTGATTTAAGTCTCATGGTGTGTCCTTATGTACGATTGATGATATATGATTTTAACTTGCTGCTTGTTTCTTGATCAGTAACGAAACATTCTGAAGCGCCTCCTAGATTATATGTGTGCATTGGCGAATACTGTATTTGTTTTTGTTTGATACAGTGATGGATCTTTTGTTCTAGATCATACAAATATTCAGCATTACCAGTACTAAACACAATTGGTGTTATATCATAGTGAATTAGCCAATCTTTAAATCTATCCTCTAAACTACCAAAACATAATCCAACTTTAAAGAATGATTCAGATGAGTGCTTAGAGGTAAAGGATACAAAATAGATGTTAGTTAATCCTTTATTACTCTTATTAGCTTGTTTGATATATCTATCTCTTAATCTTAAACTATCACATGATGTACAAGGAGCCATACTAGTTAGATGATCACGACAATTAAGAATCTGTTGAGGACCGTGTACTGGACACATAAAGCTAGAACTACCAACTTTATACATATAACCCTTACCTTTATGTACAATATTAGCTAATGATACAAATCTATCTGTTGCTATATCTTTATTGTTATTTATTGGTAATGTATGACAATGTTCACAACCTAATAAATATTCATTAGCTGGTTGAATGTGTGTGAGACTTCCTTGTTTATGTATACAGGTAATCTTACTTGTTGTTTTGATATCATTATTGTTATATGCTGTTATCGTACAAGAACAGTTATTAGTATAGATGAGTGAATGTGTTTCTATTGATTGTTGTTTGAATTCATTTATGTTCATGTTGTGTTTCCTTAGTCTTTATGTTTGTTTAATAAATTAATCAGTAAGTGTGTTATTAGTTGTATTAAGATTATTACGAATATTACGAATAGTATTGAACTCATATTGTTTATTTCCTTTAGTGTTTGTTTGTGTTGAGTGTATATCTCAACTTGTGTATAAATATTATAACAGTTATTGGTATGTCAAGTCAAGAGTTATGAAGCTGATCAAAATATAACCAGCTTCTGTATTCTTATTTGGTGTTTAGTATTTTGTAGCCTTCTTTTTTATCTTGTGTAGTACGGGTAACATCATACCATTGAGTAATACTAGTAGCTTTAGCTGATTCAGTAATACCATGTTTAGCGTAATAAGCCTTTAGTGTTTCTTTAATCTCTTTAGCTGTATAGAAGTTACCAATCTCAAACTTAGGAGCTTCAACTGTATCCTTAATCTTAAGTGATAGAGCATACTGGTTAATCTTCTCTCTTGATTCCTTTAAACTTCTCATATTACTAATAGTAACTCCAGCATCTAACCATTCACTAAAGAGTGGATTGTTGATTAAGAAGGTCTCGATATCTTGATGGTAGTTAGGGTTTTCTCTAGCTGTATCTAAAATATCTTCATAGTGAGTAATCAAACTTCTAACACTAGGAGTACGACCTAATAGCTTGGTGTATTCTGGATTCAGTTTTGGTACTGAGAATGTACAGTTGTTAGGGTTTAATTCAGCTAACTTATTACCTATAACATTATTATTACCTGTATTGTTTAATACAAGTGAATCAGAATGCATGGCGTGATAATTACTCATGAGAGCTTCAACTGAATAAGGATGAATAATAGCAGTACTACCATCAAGAATAATATGATCATGCCCTAATTTAGCTACAGTCTTAAGTATGTGAGCTTGAACATCATTACTATCACCTAACTCTAAAGCAGCTATGGATTGAGTACGACTCTTAGTAACAGCAAACAAGTACTGGTCTTCAGTTAATGTATGTTCGATATCCTCATCTAAAGTAGTCCACAAGTAGATAATCTTATTCTCTTGAGCACCTCTAATACGACCACAAATCTGTTTTAACTGTACTTTAATATCAAATCTCATACTCTTGATCTTAGGATTAGATACAACAATAGAGGTAGGATTGATACTTGTATCTTTATTAGGATAGAAGTCACAACCTTCAAAGCCCATACTAGAGATAAAGTTTAATCTCTTGTTATTAGTACCATCAGGAAACTCACCATACTTAAACTTAGAACCTAAATACTTTTTGAAGTAAGTTGTATTATCATCAGTATCAGAAAATAAGATATTCATATCATCTAAAGTAAGATTAGGTTTGAGTTTAAGAAGACTCTTGATCAATGTACTAACACCTCTCTTGCTGTTATAGAAAACAAACAATTCATCTGTACTGTTATCTAACTTATCTAGTACTGTAGCTAATACATCACCAGCTAATGAATCTTTAGAGAAAGCATGGTCTAGATCAGGATATACAGCATCTTCCCACTCAATCTTAACTTGATCTAATTGTTGTAGTGGTAAAGGTAGATATTTAGGATTAGTAGGTGTTGCTGTTAAGTACGATACAGATTTGAATGTCTCTCTCATACCATCTATTAGCTTGATTGCTACTGTTGGTTTAAAGTTATCTAGATACCCAATAAGACAGTGAACCTCGTCAACTAACAATCTAAAGTTCTTAGCTTCAAATCCTAACATATCAATTAATCTAGGTAGAGAATCATAAGTAATCATAATCTTAGGTACAGTAGTGTTCTTAAGATAGGTAGAGATCTCTTTATTAGTAGTTGATCCAGTAATAGCTAATACATTCTTATGTTGACTTACTTTATTCTCAATCATCTTAATTAGGTGTACTGCTACAATATAAGGTTGATCATTAGTGAGTACTAGAGTAGTACCACCACAACCTGTAACTTGTTTATCAATAACAGCATTATGAGGTAAGTCATTGTTGTATACATCCTTAATGGTAGGGATATCTTTAATGTACTTGATGTTTGTTGGAGCTTTAATGGTAATGGTATTCATATTGTGTTTCCTTATAACGGTTGATTTGTGTTGTGTGTGAGAGAGTTCTCACTGTTGATATTTGAATTATAGACAAGTTGTTGTTACTTGTCAA